AGTTATTTCAATTACTGCGGTTGCGGGCTTTTCATTCGGAAATAATTAATTAAAAAAAAACTTTGAATTATGGCTTATATTGGCGGTGATATTATCGAAATAACTTACAACCATCCGACTTTAGGAAGTGGAACTTTTTACCCCGTTTCCGGAGAAAGCGCGACGGTTGACAATGGCGGCTTTCGTTCAGACGACGAAGCCAATAGTATTGCCGGGAATGGCGCAATGATTGACATAATGAAGCGCGTTCGTTGGTCCGTTGAAGTTGCTTGCGCTTGGTCACTTGGAGAGCAAGAAGACACCTTGAAATTGGCGGAATTAGCTTCAAGCCCGGAGCTTTCCGATTGGACTTTTACGCACGTAAGCGGTACAATTATGGGAGCAAAAGGCAAACCGGTTGGAGATATTCAAGGCGACACCGGAGCGGGAACATTTAATTTAAAAGTAAGTGGCGGCGGAATTTTAGAAAACAAATAAAATAAAATATAATGGGAACAAAAGAAACTATGACTAAAGAATTAGCTATTGAAGAAATTAAAAAATGGCTTGATTTCAAAAGAATTTTGCCAAAGGAGCGCGAAGAAAAACAACCGCAAACAGACATTTTAGTTGATGCTATGCAAAGCGGCTCTTTGATTTTAAACGAAGACCATTCTTTAACTCAAATATTGCGTTTCGAACTTGAAACCGTAAAAGAGTTAACTTATAAAGCTCGTTTAACAGTTGGAGAAATAAACGCAAAATTACGCGGTATTGATTCAAGTAAAGCGCATGATTTATTAGTTGCTTACGTAAGCGTTGCCACGGGTTCGCCTATGGGAATAATTAAGCAACTTGATAGCAATGATTATAAAGTTGCGCAAGCAATTAATATGTTTTTTTTGTAGGGACGGACCTAAGTTTTGAAAATGCGATAAAAACAGTTGTACGCGCGCACCATTGGAATAATGATAAAATCAGCCAAATGTATTACGATAAAATCGACTACAATGGGCTGATTTTTTGGTATAACGATGTTGTTCAAGTGAATGAAGAAACGGTTAATAAATACAAAAAAAAGTAATTAAATGGCAGCTTTTCAAGTCCCGGTAATTTTTAGCGCTATTGACAAAATGAGCGCACCGATTCGACGAATGCAAGGCGCAACGCGTGGCTTTGCTAATACCGTTGGAGTTGCTGAAGCTAAAGTTGTAAGGGGTTTCCGTTCAATGACCCGCGCCGTTGGTCAATTCGGTATTGCTTTAGGCGCTACGGCGCTTATAATGATAGGCGGTAATGCAATAGGTATATTTAAAGACTTCGAGCAAGCCAACGCCAATTTGGCGGCGGTAATGCAAAAAACCGTTGGCGAAACGCAAGCGCTACAAAATAGCGCTAAAACTTTAGGGGCAACGACTTCGTTTACCGCTTCTGAAGTCGTCGCGCTTCAAACTTCTTATGCGAAGCTTGGATTCGTTGAAGACCAAATTTTAAATATGACCGCGTCAACGCTTGCACTTGCAGCGGCGACCGGTACGGACTTGGACCAAGCAGCCACGCAAGTAGGGGCCGCGCTTAATGCGTTTGGCCTAAAATCGACCGAAGCGGCACGGGTTGCGGACGTTTTCGCTCTTGCTTCAAGTAAGACGGCTTTAGATATGGAAAAATTGGCCGGCTCCATGGATAAAGTGGCGCCGGTAGCTAAACAATTTGGTTTTGGAATTGAAGATTCAACGGCTTTACTTGGAAAATTAGTCGATGCCGGCTTTGATGCTTCAACGGCCGGAACGGCAACCAAAAATATTATGCTTAATATGGCGGACGCAAACGGAAAACTTGCGAAAGCTTTAGGCGGTCCGGTTACGTCGCTCGAAGACATGACGCAAGGAATGATTGCGTTAAGGGAAAAAGGTATTGACTTGACGACAATGCTTGATTTAACCGACAAACGAAGCGTTGCGGCTTTTGCGACGTTCTTAGAAGGTTCTGAAAGCTTGGTTGTACTTTCCGACGCTTTAAAAAATGCCGCCGGCGCTGCGCAAGGTATGGCGGACAAACAACTTGATACGCTTGAAGGTAGTTTGATAAAATTAAGTTCAGCTTACGAAGGATTTATTTTAAGCATGGAAGACGGAACCGGGCCTTTTGCAAAAACGTTGCGTTTAACGGTTGACGTTGCGGCGGCTATTTTGTCAATGGCTGCGGGAGTAGAGCAAGCGAACGGGCCGTTAACAGAACGCGCGACACTTGTTAAAGAATTAGCCGGTAAAACGTTATTAGTTTTAAAAATTATTAAATGGACTATTGCGGCTTATATAGGGCTTAAAGTTGTCATGGCGGCCGTTACCGCTGCGACTTGGTTATATAATACCGCACAAGCTTTAAGTTTAGCTTTTCAAGGTAAAACGCTTTTATTTCTCAAAGGAAATACCGCGGCAATGGTAATTTATAAGATTGCAATGTTTGCCGTTACGGCCGCAACTTGGCTTTGGAATACTGCGCAAGCAGCTTTAAATATTGTTATGACGGCCAACCCAATAGGTTTAATTATCGCAGCAATAGCGCTTTTAATTGGACTTGTTACCGCGGTTGTTGTTAAATATAAAGATTGGGGCGCAGCTATTACGCTTTTAATGGGTCCGCTTGGAATGATTATAAACTTAGTTATGAGTTTCGCGCGCCATTGGGACAGTATAACAGAAGCGTTTTCAAGTGGGGGAATTTTAGCCGGCTTAAAAAGAATTGGATTAGTTTTATTTGATGCTATTTTAATGCCGTTGCAACAAATGCTTGAATTGCTTTCAAACCTTCCGGGAATTGGTGACTTAGCCGCAGACGGTGCCGCAGCAATTGAAGGGCTTCGCGCAAACTTAGATTTAATTAACCCGGAAGCAGATAAAGCCGGGGCGCAAGTGGATAGAGAAGAGCGCGTTGAACAACAAAAACTTGATATAAATATTAATAATAAGTCGGGCGGACAAGCGGACGTTGAAAGCTCCGGAGATATTACGCCGACAATAACGCCAACTTTTGCTTTTTAATTATGGATATAGCTTTAAAATCAACGGGAAACGGCGGCGACTTTATACTTTCGGGCAATGACATTGAAAGCACTTCAAGCCTTTACAATCAAGTTTATCTTGCTTTGTTTGGTGGTAACGTCGAAGATTCAACAAAACGGAATTATGCAGCCGGTGAAGAGCGCCTTGACTATTGGGCTAATTCTTTGCTTTATGAAAACAAACCAATTGAGCAATTTAATAGCAGTACAGAAAGAGAATTAAAAAACGTATCTTTGACGAGCGCCGGAATTATAAGAATTGAACAAGCCGTTAAAGTTGATTTATCTTTTATTTCGGAGCTTGGAAATTATGAAGTTGAAGTTTCTTTTTTAGAAAACAATCAACTTTCAATTGAAGTTAAACTTTTGGAACCAAGCGGCGAAAAGTCGCAAGCTTTGAATTTCATTTGGGACGCTTCGCGAAATGAAGTAATTAATACAGAAATAATTTAAAAAAAATGGCCGTTCAAATTCCAACGATAAAAGAACTTTACAATTCGATTTTAAACGATTTAAACACGGAATTAAATATTACAATTCCGTTTTTCGGCAAAAATATTTTACGGGCAATTGCAAGCGTTCAAGCTGCGAAACTTAAAATATATTATTATTTCACCGCTGAAGTACAAAAAAACGTTTTTCCGGACCAAGCAGATAGCGAAATAAACGGGGGGACCCTTGAAAGGTTTGGGCTTGTAAAGCTTGGAAGAAGCCGTTTCCCGGCGGTTGCTGCAATTTATCAAGTTGTTGTTTTTGGTGACGCGGGGGCAGTAATAAAGGCAAGTCAAACTTTTAAAAGTAATGACGATTCGGCGAACCCCGGACAACTTTTTATTTTAGATAATGAATATACTTTAACCGGTATTACTGACAATATCCAATTGCGCGCGCTTGAAGGCGGGACCGTAAGCGAATTATCAATTAGCGATAATTTAACGGCTACGTCACCGCTTTTAAATATAAATGACGAAGTAACCGTTAATTTAGTTGTAAACACGCCAACGGACGCCGAAACAACGGAGCAATACAGAAGTAAAATTTTAGAATCGTACCGTTTAGAGCCACAAGGCGGGGCGGCTTCAGATTATAGACTTTGGGCCGCGGACGCGGTCGGAGTTCGAACCGTTTACCCTTATGCGGTTACGGCAACAAGTAACACAATTGACGTTTACGTTGAAAGCGCAAGCGCTCCGGGTACCGCTCCGGTCGATATGCTTGCAGACGTTGCGGCGGTTATAGAGCAAGACCCGGACACAACAAAGCCGTTAAACGAAAGGGGGCGCCGTCCGCTTGGAATTTTGCAAGTAAATACCGTTTCGGTCATTCTTTTAGATATTGACATTACAATTACGGGATTAGCTATAAACGACGCGGAAACACAAAGCACAATTTTAAACGCTTTAACGGAATATTTAAAAACGGTTCGGCCATTTATTGCCGGGGCCGACGCGCTTAATTTAAAGAATGATATTTTAACCGTCGGAAAGCTTTCTTTAGTTGTTCAAGATGCTATCGGATTGGGTAATTATTTTAATTCGTTAAGTTTTACAGTTGATGGCAACCCAATAACTTCAAGTTTTCTTTTTAACAACGGTAATATTCCGCTTATTAATACAATAACTTACGTATAATATGGCCGACAAGATTTTACCTTTTGATACTATTTTGACGCCTTCGGGTCGGGAGATTAATATAAAATCAAGTTGGGAATATTCCGAAGTTGAAATTGTAGTTGATAAAGACACGGAAATTACTATAAAAAGCAATTTACCGGCCGTCACGCAAGATATTATTGTTGAATGGGCGGACAACTCCGAATTTGATTTTGGAGTTGAAAACGGCGGCCTTTTAGCTTTTGTTAAAAGTTACGGTTCGCCTTTTTCCGGAAGTATTTATTTATTGGGTAAAGAAAATTTAAACGTTATAACGTACATTGAATTTGAAAACGGACTTACTAAAATTGATTATAATCAAATTTCAAACGCGCCGTTAACCGATTTAATTATTGGTGAAAAAAGCGCGGTAAATGGAAACGTTTCGAATTTACCGGCAACAATTGAATTTATCGACGACCAAGGAATTAGCGAAATAACAAATTATACGGGCTTTGTTTTTGCTCCCGGAATGCGTCGTTTACGATTGCGGCCAATTTTTCCGTTTTTCCTTTTTTCCGGATTAGTGGACCAACTTTTAATTGATGCTTCTTTAACAACTTGGCAGCCCGGCGCAATTATTGATTTGGCCGGATATAACGCACCAAGAACGGCGGCTTCAGACCAAGCCGTTATTGATTTACAAGCGCAAGGCGTCACGGTAACGGTAAATTCTACAAATCAAAACAATGATTATTACATGTATAATAATCAATTTGACAATTTAAATACCGCAAGCGAATTGCAGCTTGCCGCGGGTTCTTATATTGATTTAACGACAACAAGCGCCCAACCAATTGAGTTAAACGGGCCTTGGTTTTTTCAATGGGTAAATAATAATATTACCGGACCGCAAATTTTATTTGGCGGCACAAGTACGGATTATGAAATTAAAATAAATGGGGCCGGAATTGTAAGCGTAAACGCACAAGACGGGGTTTATACTCCGGTTTCTTTTACTTACGCATTATTGCCAAATAAAGTTTATACTTTACAAAGCGACGGGGCAAGCCGTTTTATTTTATTTGAAAACGGTTCCGAAGTTGATAATATAGCGGCCGGCTCAAATATTCCGGTATTTTTTAGAACTTCTTTTATTGGGTTTTCTACTCCGATAGGACCAACTTTAAATTTAATGGCTTACGCTTCGCTTGGAGTGAATGGCGTTAAGTTGCACGAATATTTATTTAATGAAAGTAGCGGCTTAAATATTTATGATTCAATTGGCGGGTTTCATGCTACTTTGGAAGGCGGCGCGGAAATTTGGAATTTAGGTAAAAATACGCCAATTCAAGCCGGCACGCAAATAGCTTTAAATAGTTGGAATAATACCGGCGGGGTAATTATTCCGGAAAACAAAAATAATTTAGGTTTTGACGTTTTAGGCGCCGCAATTACGCGGCCAAGTATTGAGGGGAAATACAACTTTCCGGGATTGGTAAATAATGGTTTTAATGCTACAAATTTTTTAGATAGAAGCACACGCGGGACTGATATTTATTTAATGAATTATCAAGCTTTTTTAACTCCCGGAATGTTTATTTGCGGGGACGACATTTATAGTCATTCAATAGATAATACCGGGGTTTGTACTTTTAATTTTGGCGGCGGTTCTTTTTCAGTTCCGGCGGCACAACTTCAAGCGGGAGTTACTTATATGATTATTTTCATGGTTGACGGCGGCGGTGGTGGTGAATTTATACTTGCAGATTATGACAACGCGCCGCAAAGTGTAGGAACCGGCGCAGTAGGTCCGGGAGCCGTTGCGGTTCAAACTATGAGTTACGGAAATGTTTTAGTTGACCCGGCGCCAAATAAAAATTTCGACGGTTATATTAGTAATGCGGTACACTTTCCGAGGGATTTAAACGCGCAAGAAATACTTCAAGCTTGGTATTATTACAAGCGATTTTTTTAATTTAGCAGAATGAAGCAAAAAATTATAAAAATTTGGGATTGGTTTTATAAAATTGCGGGTCAATATTTAAAAACAATTGTTTTTATTAGTTCAATTTCAACGGCGGCTTGGTGGGGTTTTGGTCCGCGCATTATGATAGAAGTAAACGGCGCTTTCGATTCTATTCTTACGCCTAAATTAGAAAAAAGGGATTCGATTCGAGATATTCAACGAAACGTTGAAATTTACACTATGTTTTTAAAAGCTTTAACCGATACAACTTTTTTAAACAAGGTTGAAGTTATAATTGAAACGACAACGGACAAAGTCGTTGATAAAAAGTTAACCGGCGTAATGCGTCGCGAAATGGTTTTAAAAATAAAAGAAATGGTAAAAGATACGGTTTGGATTATTAACGCAAATACCGGCAACGAAATTGGTTATGATGTTTATCATTTTTACAACGGGGGCGTTATTAAAGTAGCAGAAAAAAGATTTTAACCTATAATAAATATTTAACCTTTAAAAAAAATAAAATGATGTTTGACACAATGCCGGTTTACCTTGGTTATTTGATACTCGTCGCTTTGATAGTCGATATATCCCTACATTGGCCGACGCCGCGCAAAGTATTAGAATACGAAAATAAAAGCTTACGAGAAGAAGCAACGCTAAACAATATATATATTAACGATTTACAAAAGAACGTTAAAAGGATGCGAGATAAAGAGCTTAGAAGAGATAAAGAAATGAGAGATTTGGAACAAATAGTTACAATCTTGGCAGAAGCGCAAGGAATAAAAGATTGGAAAAAATTATTAAAAAAATAATTTAAAGATATGGCAGTAAAAATAAATTGGGAAGATAAGCAGAATATAAAAACAAACCCATTACCCGAAAAAAATAAAAGTACTGCCGCGACTTGGAACGAAACTAAAAACGCAGTAAATGCGAACGCGGACGAATTAGACGCGTTAAGTCAAGAAGTTGACGTTAATATAGTGGAAATTCAAGACATTAAAGACGAGCTTGTAAATACAGTAAAAACAATAGTTCCCGGCGCTAATGTTGCGGTTAATTCAATTGACCCGGAAAACCCTATTGTTTCGGCTTCTATTTCTACAAGCGCCGGTATTTTATCAAGGTTGTTTTTTACCGCACAAGAAACGATTTTATCGGCCGGTACTTTTTATGATACGTTGCGAAATGATAAAGGGCTTATCGGTAGCGTGCAACAAGTCGTTGTTTCTAATGATAACACAATTGAATATTTTTTACAAGATTTAATTAGTATTCCGGCACTTTCGGACGACGAAGTTCCAATTGGTACTTATTCCGGTTTTTTTTCCGTTGAAGCTAATAGCGTAGCGGGCGACGCGGCGCGTTTTGGTTGTGAAATTTATCTTGCAGATGAAAACGGCAACGTCATTGATTCGGGAGTTGTAGGCAATCCGATTGGCTCTTATGGCGTTCGGGTAATTGGTTTATTGAGTAGCGGAAATGTAGAAATTCCCGCAAACTTTGAAACACAAATAAACGTTACGGGCGTCCTTACGTCACCGGCTCCTTATTTAGCCGGGCAGCGTTTTAGGTATAGAACTTTTGCGGAAAAAATAGGAACGCAAGGCGGGCCAATTACGTTTTCTATTTATTACGGGTTTGACCATAATACATATATTGACGTACCTACTATAAACACCACGGACAATACTGTTAACGTTTCTAAAAATCCGGGTGTAACCACAACGGACGCTTTAAATTCTCTTTATGATAAAACAACCCCGGAAACCGTAATTGGTGAATGGGAATTTTTGGCAAATTGGGACGAAGGCGGCCCCATTCCGGCCGGTAAAATTCAAAATTTAGACGGTGAAACCGCCGGCGCTAATTTTGGAATGTTTTTCAATCCTATTGATAAAAACGCGGTTGACCATACGACACTTTTAAATCAAATAAAAGAAGTTCCTTTTACGCTTAATTGGTTCGAAAATGGGGTTTTAGTTCACACTATTATAAACACGGTAACGGAATTTTATGATTCGATTGATACTGAATGGTGGCTTTTTTGGTTGGACCCGCCAAATACGGGCGACGCTTTCGATTTTGGTACTTATCCGGCGGACGGCGTAACGGTAAAGCTTTCAATTCCTACAAATTACATAACAGAAGCGCCAAGCAATCAATATGGTTATGTTAGGCAAAACGGCGCTTGGTCCAAAGGATTAATTCCACAAATACAAACCGAAGGCGGCGACAATATAATTAGAGAAGTAACAAACGATTGGCTTGGAAGCGGGTCCGCCGTTGCTAATGGAATAATTAATTTTGATGCGAATGAATGGGCTGAAAATCTTTTTAGTTCGTTCGCTTTTTCTCAAAATCAAAGCGGTGGAACAAGTGAATTGCCATTTATTCAAACTTTAGAAGGGACAAATATAACTTTTGTTGATTCTTTAGACACGGGGAATTTTCTTATTGTTGATAAAGCGGTATTAGTAGAAAATCCGGCCGGTACGTGGATAGTTTCAAGGTTTGACACGGAAAATTTTTCATTTTCTAAAGGAGCGCCGGCGCTTGGAATAAATGTTTTTATTGGGTCGCCTATTGAAAACATTACTAAAATAATTTCAAGCAATGGAACGGTTGAAATTTCGCAAACTGATAGCTTTAATATTGATTTAAAAGCAGTAAATACGCTTCAGTTTTCCGCAGCGTTAAGCGACGAAACAACGCCTTTAGCAGTTGGCCGCGTATTTTCAAAACGTGTTAAAATACCATTCAATTTATTAGATTATAGCTTTGACGTTGACGTTGCGCCAACGGGCGGACCAATTACGTTAGATGTTTTGAAAAATGGCGTTTCGATTTGGAGCGTTAAGCCAACTATTGCCGCAAGTGGATTTTTAAGCAGCGGCGGCGTTTTACTTACGACCCCAACGCTATATTTAGAAAGTGATAAATTAGAAATTTATGTTGATACTGTCGGCCTTACTATTGAGGGCGCCGGGTTAAAATCCGACGCAATAGGTACACTAATACAATAAAATAATTAAAACTTTAAAATTATGTTAACACTTACAGAACAACTCTTAATATTAGACCCTTCAGTTGCACCAAACCCACCGGGCGAAAATGGTCTTTTAGAATTGGTTCACCAAGGAAGCAACCAATTTGCGTTTGAATTTATGACGACTTACACGGTTTTTGATATGCAAGACCCGGTAAACGAATTGGCAACTTCTTACGTTAATAAAATGGTTAGTATCGTTAATAGAGTATTGCGCGCAGACGGTAGAAGTATAGGCCAACTAAACCGCGTAATGGTTACTTTAATAGGAAATTCCGGTGTAACAATTCAACAAATAAATAGCGCTTCAATTTCTGATTGGGAAAGTTTTATTTTGGCTAATATGAAGCAAGCCTTCGAGTTGGCCGGCAACGTTTTAAGACAAGAAAAAACGGCTTACGAAGCAATACCTTAAAAGTCAAAAATGAGCTTAATAAATTCGTATAGATTCGCGCAAAGTGATTATGATTTAGGTAATGCTTTAAATCTCGGAAATTTTCCGACGATGAAAGTACTTTCAAATTCAGGTTCTAGTACTGAGCAACATACGATTAGTTTTTGGATAAAGCCAAAAATAGTAAGCGCTCTTTTACCCGGGACGGTTTTAGCAAAACAAAATGTAACAAATAGGTACTTATATGTTCGTGAAGGATATGTTAGGCAAAAATGGGGGACCGGAGTTGTGCAGCATACAACGCCTATAATGATTGCTCAAAATAAGTATCATATATTTTTAACTAGAGATTTTACAAATTACAGACTTTGGTTTAATGGGGTTGAAAGTATAAGCGGAACTGTTCAAGGGGTTTCTTCAAGAGACGGTTATAATATGTTCGGAGCAAACAATAATTCTGAATATTTAGACGCTGAAATTGATGATTTATACTATTTAAAGGGAGTTGTAGGGACTGAACAAAACGCGCAGGATATTTATAATAATGGTTTTGGCGCGGACCCTTCTATTGTTATGGGTTCAAATGGTTTTTATTTCTTTGATTTTAATACAGAAACGGGAAACCAAACGCCAATAAATAAAGGTAGCGCGGGCGGAATTACGGCGGTAGATTTTCCAATTAGCGGGAATTATGTACCTTTTTAAATGAAAATATTTAATAAACAAACTAACAAAAAAGGGTTTTCAATACGTGAGAAATGGAAGGAAGTTTTAATTGTTATATTTTCAATGATACTTTTGGCGGTTCTTTTATGTATAATAAACCCGGACTAATAACCAACCTAAAATTATGAATGCGAATTATTTAAAAACCTATTATTGCCAAGATTGGGTTTATAAAGAAATAAAAGTTTTCTTTTCAATAGAAGAGTTTTTTTCGCCTCAAATGCGCAAAGCTTATAAAGAAGCCCAACTTTGGGGTTTTCTTGACTTTCGTTTATTATCGAATTTATTATTTATTCGAAAAAATCGAAAGCGACGTATTACAATTAATAATTGGAAACACGGCGGCCCATTTTCACAAAGGGGGTTTAGGAGCGCTTTAAGCCGTATTTCAATAAGTTATTACACAAAGGGGCGTTTATACGCTTCGGCGCACGTAAGGGCGTCCGCAGTTGATTTTACAGAAGAAAAAACAGTTGCAGAAGAAACACGAAATTGGATTTTAAACAATTCCGCCGCTTTACCTTATAAATGCCGCCTTGAATGGAAGAAAAAAAACAAGCTAATAAATTGGGTACATTTGGACGTTGATTATTTACCCGAAAACCCGAAAGTTTATAGATTTAACGTATAAAATAAAAATTATGAAATGGAATTTAAATTTTACAACAACTAAAGTTTTAAGCTTTTTAATATTATTTTCCGGGGTTTGGCTCGCGTTAAAACTTGACGATTCAAAAATAATTTTAGAGGCGTTTCTTTATGCTACAATTACGCAAGGGGTTAGAAATATGCCGGAAATTGTAAAGTATTTTAAAGGGGGCTCTAATGCTAAGTAGTGGTCTTTTATTGTTATTAAAAAGGAATTGGCTTAAAATCGTTATTGTTTTACTTATTATTTCGTCCCTTGGTTATGGGTACACAATGCGAAAAAAAGCAATTAAGGCGGAAGCGGAACGCGAAAGTTTACGCGCCGAAATGCTGACTAAAACGGGGCAAGTCGAAACGTATAAAAACGAAATAGGCCAAACCGTTACTAAATTACTCGAATATGAAAAACATATTTCAGAACTTGAATTTTCTAACGATTCGTTGGAAGTTGAAGTTTATAAAACGGCTTCCGCGGCGCAAGTTAAGAAAAAAGATATTCGCGAAGCTATGGTTGTTTACATGAAGTCGGCCAATTCCGGAAAGGTTGAAAAAGACACTATTTTTGTTTATAACGATTCGTTAAGTGTTGATACTATTTATAAAACGTTTAACGACGGCTTTTTAAATGCTTCGTTCAATGATAGCGTTTTAAAATATACTTATGACGAAAAACTTGTTTTACTAAAGTCAATCCGGAAGGTTAAAAGAAACTTTTTCCTTTGGCGTTGGGTTGGTTGGAAAAAGAAAATAAACAAAAATTTAGTTGAAATTTCTTCAGATAATCCAAATAGTAAATTAAACGGCCGCGTTATCAAGTTGGAATAAAAAATTAACTTTGCAATATGGCGGTAATAAATAACACTTTTACAGAAATTGGCGACGTCGGTATTATTAAGACGTTTTTACAAATTACCGGAATTGTTTTTTTTAGAGAATTTAAAGACGTCACGACCGGCGAAGAAACAAACCGTTTCTTTAAACGTGAAATTCGTTATTCTTACGACGGCGTTTTATTTTCCGAATGGCTCGAAATTGTCGATTCGTCGGCTTATTTTGAATTAAATATTACGGGTGGCTTTTTATTTCTCGA